TTCTTGTTTCTTTGCTTCAATAGCAGCAGTCACTCTATCGTGAATAGAAGCGTAAAGTTCGTTACGAAATTCTACACCATTGCTGTCCATTGCGTAATCGATTAAATTTCTTGTTGCGTCCATTTTTATCTCCTATTAACTTAGTGTTCTTTTGACTACTTCTAAAACCGGTTTATAATCTTCATTTTTTGGATTCTTCTCTTTAGCCTGATTGACCTTTGTATCTAGGCCAGCCTGGTGAGTGTTCTTCTCCATATCTAGTTGTCCTAACATTTGCTGTTGTGCAACATCTGTAGTAACTCCGACTGGCAATCCAAATCCTGCATCTTTTTCTTTTTCCATTTCACCTTGCATGACTTTGATTTCATCGTCATCCAAGCGCAATACGTTTCTTTGAATCCATGCCTGAGAGAAATATCTACCAGTATATGGATCAACTTCACCCAACAATGACAATCTTTCTTTCATCAACTCAGCTTCTTTAAGCTCAGTGAAATTATTGTCTTTAATAAAGTTATAGTGAATGTGTTCTCTAAATGATTTCCATTCATCATCAGTACAGATACCCCTAAGTACACATTGTACTCTTAGACATTGGTCAAACAAATCTGAGAATCTACTTCTCATACGTCCAACAAACTTAGCAAACTTCAACTCGTCACGGGTAATCTCGCCAACACGGCCTAAAGAGAACCCAGATTGATTAGGATCTAACCTGGACACAGGAACATTCAATGACTTATATAGTTTCTTTTCAAAATACTTAACGTCTTCTAACTCACCTAGGTTTTGTCCACCTGGAAGTGTAGTAATCTCTGTACCTTTACCACCTTCTCTACGCGGTAACCAAAAGTCTTCCATCATAGACAAGAATTTGCGGTCATCACGAATCTCACCTGTGTTGGCATCATACACCAACTTGTTCTTATATTTGACCATAATGTCACGCAGATATTGTTCTGCTTTCAATTTAGGTAAATTACCCACATCAATATAAAAAATACGGCGTTCAGGTGCTCTAGAAATACGATAGATAACTGTCGCATCTTCAATCATACGCAACTGATTTAACGGCTTGATTGCTTTGTGTAGATATGATAAGACAACAGCCCTACGAGAATCCATAAGACCAGAAACCACAGAAACCACTGAATCTGTAGTAATTCTTGTACCAACTGGGCCATAGTTTGTAGAACTCCCTGTAGTTACTTTGTCATTGTAAATGTAATACTCATTCACAACATTCATAACATCTACACCGGTACGCTCATCTTTTTGTTTTTTGACTTCACGAATCTTACGCATTTTTCGTGGGTCAATGTATCTTAATTCTCTAATACCTTTTGTTGGTTCTTCACGGTCAACAATGATATGATAGTAGAGTTTTCCGTCAATGTAATATCTACGGAATATGTCTTGTGCCATTTTCGTATAATTCAACATACGCAAAATGGTACCAAATTCGTCTTTGATGGCTTTCTTAATTCTATCAGGTTGTTCTAGGTCATCTAAAATAATCTGAATATTTTTGCCATCATCATCTTGGCATATGGCTTCATTCACAATATCATCAATAGCAGATTCAATTTCTGGTTGCATTGCCATTTCACGATAACGAGAAATTAATTCAACTTCATTCTTTGCAGTACCATCTAAGTCAACATATGTTCCATAATATGCAGCAGATGTAATCGTTAATGCACCGTCATCATTACTCGGTGGTGAGAATGATTGTTGAGAATCTTGTTTGTCTTCATTCTCTTGGCGAGATATTGTGAAGCCAAAAAGTGAAAATTTATTTGCCATTTATTCTATGTCCGTTCAAAAAATCATTAAAAGAGGACCGAAGTCCTCTTTATAAAGTAGACTAAATTAGGTTGTTATACCTGTCATTGCACCATTAGTACCAGTAGTCCAATATTGATATGCAAAGGTAACAGTAAATTCTTCAATCGTATCATTTGTTCCCCAATCCAAATCAATTGGTGACAAATCAACTGGAAACATACCGACAAAATTGTATGATTTTATTGGTGTTTTGTCATTATCTTTTGCATATTGATTAACTTGTGCATCAACTGTATAAGCAATATTACTCGTTGCTGACGGTGTAGATAGTACCTGGCTCATATTTCTAAGATTTTTTTCATGACTGTTAATACCATTCATCCATTTTTCCATAGAATTTCTGATTAAAAAACCCTCATCATTAATGACTGTTATTGTCCAATCTGCGAAAGTTCTATTTCCTGCAAATTTTACTTCACGACCTTGATAGAACAATGGTACTATGCCTAAAGTTGATCCGGGTAGTTGTGCTGATTTAGCAAGAAACGATAAACTTTCACCTACACTATTAGGTATTCCTGCCATTGTAACCTGAAATAAATTAGGACGAGCTCCGTCAAGTTTTAATGCGTCTGTAAATTTTTGAATTTCAAACATTTTTTTCTCCTCTATTTGTTAGTTTATTTATTACGCTGTGGTGTTAGTAATTGTTGTAAAATTAACACCAGTACCAACTGCAACAAAATTCAACTGGATAAAATTAATAGAACGAGCAGGTTGAATGTAAATATCACCAACAAACTGATTATTATTAACAACAGAAGGAGTGTTATTTGTTGAATCGCAAACAACTTGGAACGAATTAATACCTTTTTGTGCTTGAACAGAACGAAGATAAGGTGTCACTAACGAAACAAATTGTGCTTGTGTAAATGCATCATTAAATTCAAATAGTGAGAATCTAGCTGCTCTTGCAATTGCTTGCTCAAGAACTATAAACAATCTGCGAACATTGATACGGTCAAACGCAGAAGGTTGAGTTTGCATGGTTTTATCACCAAACAATACTGTACCTGATCCTGGGAATGAAACGATTGGATTAACAGCAACTTGATATAGATTATCTCTATTAGTTTGTGTTGGATTCCATGCTAGTTTAATAACATTTTTGATAACGCCGCGAGAATAACCAGCAGGTGAGTACCATGGACTTGTTGTTTGGTCTGTGTTTACGCACAATCCCGCAACGTCACCATTCATTGGAACCCAAACATAATTGTTATTGTAACGGTCAAACAAATATTTCCAACCAGAATCCGCAAATCCATAAGAACCATTTGGTCCGCCTGTCAATGAAGAAAGACCTGCCATCCAAGAAAGAACACTTGATTGTTCACTTCCTGAATTATTGACAACTGCTGATATTGGAGGTGAAACAAAAGCAACACAATCTTTACGAGTTGCTGCCAAATTAATAGCTGCTGTCTGAACGGCTACATTTGTGTATGGACCTGTTGTCAACAATGAAATTGATGTTTGTGCGGTATCTGTAAAAAATGCCATAGCAGAAATAACATCCGCATCTGTAACAGCAACATCAACACCACCAGTCATTGGCAATGTATAAGCACCTGATAATGTTGTGAAACTTGTATTTGCTGCCGTTTTACCCCATGTACCATTTGTAGAAGCATAATTTACTGGATCAACTGCATAAATGTATTTTGAGTTATTGAAAACAGCATTTTTGTAATAATTTGATTGACCAAGAGAATCAACTGAATCTACTGCCTTTGATAGATAAGCAAATGTTTCTAAAACTGTACCTTTTGTTCCAGACAACAAACCACCTGTATCAACAACCGCAATGTGAATTTGGTCATTTGCACCACCAACTTGTGTGGTACTATAAGATGTACTTGGTGCACCATTGAAGAAACCTGCAAGAGCTACGTTTGCATAATTTGTTCCCGCAACATTATATAATGCAATGTTCCATGAAGCAAATTGAGTGGTATTAGAACCAGCATCAACTACAGAAACTGTCAATGAATTTCCTAAAGCACCTGGATAACGAGCCATGAATGCACCGTAAGAATTTGATGCGCCAGAATTTAATAATGTGTACTGAAAAGCATCTTTATTCAAAACTTGTGGAGCTGTACCAGTATTAACAGCATTTTTAGTTCCAGAATTAACTGCGCGAACAACTTGAAGATTGTTTCCATATGCCAAAAATGAAGCAGCTGTCCAAAAGGAAGAAGCAGTATTTGAATCTGGTTCATAAAAAATGTCAACAAGAGTTCTTTCGCTGTCAACTGTTGTAATTAATTTGCCTGGACCCCAGTTAAAGGCTCCTGCATAAGCACCGGCTGTAGTTAGAACTGAAGGAACAACTGTTGTTAAGTTGGTTTCGGTTGTAATTACGCCAGGAGATAATTGAGCTATTTGCGCCATTTGTGTCTTCTCCTTAATATTGTTCTGATGTTTGGCAGTTTATACCAATGAATTATTTATGAAACATAATTTTTACATATTTCTGAGCATATCTCGCGTGAAAGAACCGTAGGTATCTCCACCAACAGTAGAGTCCCACAAATCACCACCTATCAATTCAAGTTCCATTTGTCTACCATCATCCACTATCATTTCTGGTAAGCCTTCATCATCAACTTGATTCATTCTTTCCAATTGAATCTGTTTACGAATGTCATGGCTTACAATTTCTTTGAAATAGGTTTGAGTAGTCAACCATGCAAAAATTACCAAAGACATAACTAAATCATCATTTGAACCTTCTTCCGCACAGAAAGAGTTTTTCTCTGCAACAAAAGTGGTCAATTCTGAAATGGTATCAAAATCATTGATTAAAAGTTTGTCACCTTCAATCAACATTTTAAGATTAGAACAACCAATTCGTTTGACTTGAGGTGACATTTTCAGACCCAGCTGAATACCTCTTGCAAAACCTGCCGATAGTTGTTGTGGTTTCTTGTTGCCCGTAAATACTTTCCAAAGATTTTCGTATTCTAAATCATTGTGTAAAGTTTCAGCCACCTGCGGTGTGTTATTTATTTCTACAAGAACATACGCATCATTGTACAATTTTGCAGTATTATAAATTACAGTTGGAAATAACACAGGTGAAATTGATGAACTATGATATGTTGCAACCTGTTTGTATGGTGTATGTGATATGTCCATTACATTAAATGCAGAACAGTCCATGTTACGACCTTCAGAAACGTCTACCGTTATTGCATACAGATGGTCTTTTTGATTATCTCCGTCAGCCTCTTTGATAGGTTGTTCGTAGATTTTAACTTTGTCGTGTTCATAAATGGCATCCATGTATGCCAATTGTTGGAGTTTTTCACCTGAAATCAATGTGTTGGTAGAACCTAAGAACTCACATTCAAACTCTTGTCTAAATTGTTCAAGTGAGGTATTTTTAATTGTTTCTTCTTTCCACTTTTCATCACGGCCTGGCACCATAGACCAATGAATGGAGAAAGTTTTGTATCCATTTTTCTTGGCAATTGCATCCATCCACAGTTTGTAAAACAGGTTCATACCGTTTGGTGTAGATACAATAATAATCTTTGTAGACTTACCTGATGAGATAACAGGATAAACTGAGTTAAAGAATTCGTTTGCAATATTTGCAGGAACGAAAGCAAACTCATCTAAGAATACTACATTGAAAGAACCTCCACGAACTGCGGATGATGAAGTCGATGCGGCAATAATCTTAGAACCATTCTCTAGTTCCACGTTACCTTTATTCCAGGTAATGATACCTTGTTGTAACCACATTGGAAGATTCTCATAAGCCAACTGATACTTAGCCAAAATATCTCTTGCAAGTGATCCTTTGTTTGCCAGGACTGCAATGTTCTGTGAGTCTGTGAACAGTGTTAACCAAAGAAGATAAGCTACCGAGGTTGTTGTCTTACCAACCTGACGAGGACATTTTGTGATTGCAAAACGATTTTCATGGTATAATCGAATCATGTCTTTTTGAAATGGCCACATATTGAATGGTATCAGACCTTGATCCACGTTGACAATCTTGATATAAGTTTCTGCAAAGTATACTGGATCTTTTGCACACTTCATGTATTCTTCCACTTGTTCTTTGGAGAACTTTATTTGCACCCCTGCTTTTTTTAACAGAGGATTATCGCGGTATGAATCTTTATTAATCATTCTTTGCCCTTAATTAATTTATTAAGTTCAGAAGTTGAACCAACAAATATGGCTTTATCTATGTGTGTTGCACCTGATGGTTGGTTTTGTTTATTCATTTCACGCATCTGTTTTTGTACTGCAAGTAGTTCTTTGTTTGCATCTACAACATTTTTGAGTAGAGTTCCGTACACTTCAAATGCTCTTGGATGTTGACCTGCTTTTGCAATCATCAATATTTCTTCCATTGCATCTTTGCCTTGGTCAATCAAGTCTTGAAGATTGGTTTTAGTCTGCTCATATGCATCAGTCAAATCTTCTTCCAAATTTGAATCTAATATCGAAACTGGTGTTTCTGATTTTACAACAACTGGTGTTTCTGGTTTTGGAGCAATATCAAATATTTCTTCCATGTTTTTTTCAAATGTATTCATAATAATATATTTTAATATCCAAATCTTGTTTTATAGGTTGCGTGTAATGATTGAATGTCCGTTAAAGTTAATATACCATCATACACTTTAACAAATGCAATGTTACCTGATTGAACCTCAGTTCCTGCTGCTCGACTGAATAATCTTAACTGATTAAAACCACCGCCGGCCGCGTTAGTTGCTGTGAAAGATACTGCTGCTGGTGCAGTGCTTGTTGAAGCATATAAATTACCTACATTTGTAGAAGTATTCCATGTGGCAAAATCTAAGTGCCAAACTGTGTCTGCACCAGATGATGGTAAATTAACAGCATAATTTGGATAAAAAGTATTTGGGTTACCGTTGTATGCACCCATCAACCAATCTTTAACACCTTCATTTTGAGTATTTAATAGTCTACCAGAAGATGTTGCGGATAATTTGTATGCCATGAATACTGTATAACTTTGGCCAGTGGCATAATTTGGACCACCGTAAATGTAATCTGTACCAGTAGAATTAGATTTAGAAAAATATCCACCGTTAGCACTATTATACGCGATAGAAGAACCAGCATTTGCAACAGTTAATGTAAATCCACTAACTGTTGAACCATTTGTTGGAACCGCAGCATAGTTCGCAGCATCTAAATCATAAATCAAAGTTGCTGAAAATGTTGAAGTTGAAATTTTTTGTTGAACATTACTGGCTGCCATGGCCATCATTCCACTCATTATACTACTCCCGTACCATTAATAAACCATGTATTTGCAGCAACCTTCATTAATGTTGCCATACCATATGTAGTAACATTTCGTGAAGCACTTGTTGTATTACCTGCAAGATACAATGACACGCCAGTATTTGGTGTTATTGTTACATTTGCAGCTGATGTTGTTTGTGATACAATTAATACGGCTGCACCATTTTGAAATGATGCTTGTCCCGCATTGGGAATATACAATGTTGTATTGGATGCTTGAGTGTAGTAAATATGTTTACCTGCATCAGATAATTGTAAAACATAATTTGTTGTTTGTAGATTTTGTGGTATTGTATTTGCTGCGGTATTGGCTGCCGTGAAAGCCGAATTAGCATAGAGTGCTGCAGAATTTGCCACATTGCTTGGTGTATTGGCTGTTAAAAACGCGGCATTAGCATATGTACCAGAGGTTATTGCGTTGGCATTGGCACCATTGGCTGCTGTATATGCCGAATTGGCGTATGTGCCTGTAGTATTCTGTGAACCATATGATGAGTTTGCCTGAGTGAACGCAGCCGTAATGTTGGTGTTTTGTGTTAAATTAATTCCGTTTGAAGAAGAAAAAGCAGAATTAGCATAAACACCGGATGAAATTGCATTTGCGTTGGCACCATTAGCTGCTGTATATGCTGAGTTGGCATAGGTACCAGTTACGTTTTGAGAACTATAAGCCGCATTGGCTTGAGCAAAAGCTAAATTGCCTGTGTTATTTTGAGTAACATCTATACCTAAAATTATTGCAACATTAGAAGCAAGATAGGTTAAATCTGTGTTTGCCTGTGCATATGCTGCATTAGCCTGATTGAATGCTGCCTGTAATGTTATAGCATTTGCAGTATAAAAACCACCAGGTTGACTACCAGTGTGTACTGTAATTGCATTTAATGTTGTATCTATAATTAATTCACCATTTGCTCCAGTTATACTTGAAAGATTTGCTGTTGTATATCTTCTAAATTGTAATGTTTTTGCCATTTTTAAATCCTTGAATTAAGTATTTGGATATTCGGTGATAACAGTATTGTATGTGAAAGGATCAATTGGTCCATTATCACTTGTTACCGTTAGTAAATCTTCTGTTCCGGTTTCGGTCATAATATCTTCTGAACCTGTATCTGCCGCTAAATCATCTTGAGATGGACCATATGCAGGTGTGATAACAATATTTGTATATTTTTCAGTTACGATATTATAAGAATCAAAAGTCCATGTTGCATCTGTTATGGAACCAATTAGTTTTTGACCTGATATAAAATTACCATCTAAATTACTTACTGTTAATTTTAAATTTAAATAGTCCCAATTGACAATCCTTGCACTTGCTGTCGCATAGGCAGGAGAAGCTCCCTGATATACCAATTCACCAATCTGATAATCACCTGTTCCAAGAGGTGTAAGCGAAAATATCACAGTATCTCTGTCGGATATTGTATTGTATATATTAGTAATAGACGTTTTAATTACACCAGCGGTAGATGTTGCACCAAATATAAAACCTTTGACAGTGAAGTTTAATGTCCAAATTACAGACCTCGTATCTGAACTATAATCACCTTCATAATTCACTTCATATTTTGTATCTTTTAAAATAACAGGAACTTCTTTGATAATACCCATCTCAGGAATCATGTTAACTTTAATCGTATAATCTGGTGCAAAAAATGGCAAAATGTGTTCGATGATTTGATTTCCGTCTTCAATGTTTCTTACATACAGATACAAAGAGAAATCAAAGTTATATGGAACAGGAACATATTGAGAAGAAGTTACGGCACCACTTTGATTGAATTGTTTTATGTTTGTCATCTGTTTTCTGGTCGAATCGTATGAAAGACCATTCATCTCATATGACATTCTTGGCAATGTCATCATAACTTTCTTGTCAAGGTTTGGGTCACCTTGTATACGCATCACATATAATTCTTTGGTTGCATAATCAATAGGAACAATAAATCTTTCTTGTTCAGAATCATCAGCATTATAACGAACCATTGTGATGTTTTTAAACAGGTCACCAAAGGCCACAGTTATCTTTCTTATCATCCTATTATAGTAAACATTTGCCATTATAAACCACCAATTGGATTAGTTTCTGTCGTGTTTATATAAGTGTTTCCAGAAGCTCGCAATAGACTATTTGAATACGGCTCAAGATGTGCTGGATCTTCCAAAGGATCATATGTGGTCAATGTAAATCTGGCATTACTTGTTTGTCCAATAATAATCACATTACCAGTAAATTCACCTGCAATATTTGTAACTGAAAGTGTGTTGCTTGTTGGAGTCCAAGCTTGAACAGTGGCTATTGTCGAAGCGTTTGCATATGTTTCATCTGAAGATTGATATACCAATTCTTTGAGTGTATAAGAACCTGTGCCTGCACCAACATCCAAGTGTAATGTATATGCAGAATCTGTAACTGCAATATCTATATCTGCCATACCAGTAGAAATAATTTCTTGTGAATACTTGAATTTTTCCATTTCCAATTCGTAGTAATATGGATTCTTTCTACCTAATGTGAATCCATCTTTGTTTTGGTCAACGTATTTGATTTCATATAATTCACCGCCGCCGTTTAAGAATGGAACGTAAACCAAATCACCTTCAAGTGGTCTCATATAGGTTGTTTGGGGTGTTCTTTGATAGAAAGCTTTGCGTGAAACTAACACATGAACTTGATTACGAATTTCTAAACCAAACTTAGAAAAGAAATCTTTTTGTCCTTCAGTACCCATAACACTAGACAAATACATTTCAACAGGAAATGCTGTGTTGAATTTTTTTACAGGATCTTCACCGTATAATAAATCTCTTGCTACTGAATTATCATTAGGAATATAGTACGCATCAAAGCCCTGAATCTTAATTGATTCAGAAATTAAATCATCAACCAGCCTCTGTTCAGAGTATTTGGCTTTGTAATTATTGAAATATGATGATGTTGCCATTTTAGTTCATCATGAATTCTAGTGGACCACCGTAATTTGTTTCCATTTCTTGATGAAGTTGTGATATTTCTTCAACAGCTTCATCAAATACTTCTTTGCCATTCAATGTTATTCCACCGGGTAATTGGATACCTCCAAATTTCTTCATGTTCTCACCCCAATTTTTCTTAATTAGAGCAGTAGCATAAAGTTTTAGAAATCGGTCCTGCCAAATATTTGGATATGAGGTTGGATTAATACCACCATAAGCTTCAGCAACAACTATTGTTCCGACTGGTGCTTCTTGGTCACCCCAAGCCCAATCAATGTATAGTCTCTGTGTTACTCTATTCCAACGAATAGGAACTTCTCCTGTGAACATTATTTCTAATGAACGAAGATGTTGTTGAGTCAGGACGTAATTGACATAGGATGCTGAGGTAAAGTCATACAATTCATTTAGGCGAAGTTGGTATCTTAGGTCAAACATGTTAACATTTGCCTGAGAATCATTCACTGGAAATATACGAGAAATGCCAACAATTTGTATTGCATTATTGCTTTCATCCAAAACACCAGATGCACTCAAATATCTATTATTAATATCTTGTTGTGTTACTGAATGGATCCAATAAAATTTTTGAGTACCATCAAAATGATAATCTTGCCAATATTGGATTGCGTCATCCACTCTATCTTCAACTTGGTCAGGATCAATGTTAATATCAATAACGGGTGCACCTAATCTACGGAGGCAGTAATCTATAAATTGTTGTCTATTGTTAATGGTCGGCATTGAAAAACTCCTATTATGTCCTATTTATCCGTAACAATAGTCAATGATTATTTAGAATGTTTGTAACTTGAGATAAAAGCTTTCAATTTCATGATTTTATCAAACTTTCAATTTTTGTATCCAACTCTTTGATTGCTTCAATTAATAATGGAATTAACTTTTCATAACGAACTGTCCAATATTTTTCGTCAATAGGCGCGGGAACCACAATTTCCGGCAGAACTGCTTGAACTTGTTGTGCTGATACACCGACTTCGCGGATAACCGCATAACCTAGAGCTTGAGCTGTTTGATTTGGCTCGTAATAGAAACCGCTGAGCGTTTTAATCTTTGCCAGTGCGTCTTGAATTCCGCCAAGTTTGGTCTTGAGGCGGTCATCTGAGTAATACGCAGTAATGTTATTAGTAGCACGAATCTCACCCGCTGTTGCTGATGCAGCCGTACCTA